CACCAGATATGGTATAAAAGATCTGTCTGTTCTCCAACTCGCCCCCACCAATCGCGAAGCCAAGGGGAATTCCTCATCAACATATTTCCGGAATTTAGATGTCCGCACGCATCTATCGTCATGAGAAGATCCTTATTTTCTGGCAATAATGGCACTACATTATCCTCCAATCGTAGCTCGGGATTTGTAATCATTACATCCGCATCCGATAGAAAAAAGAGAGTTCCATCAGGGAATATCTTTAGATTCTCAAGAACAAACGTCACTTTGGACCATGGAATGGGTTTCGTTCTATCCCAATATGTTTCCCCTCCTTGTATATACGTATATCCGTGTTTTTCTGCGTATGTCTTTTTGGAGAGAAGAGCCGGCCTCAGACTTTTACAAAAATCTTCGCCTATTGCTAGTGTTAATATAACAACCATTTCTGTACATGTATGCGTGCCACTCTTTACGCCTAAGGATTCACTGCAGACCAGTTCATGTCCTCGGTATTGCTATCTATATGATATAGATATGGATGTGTATCTATATACTTCAATATATCTGTAGCTTTTTCAATGACATTGGCGATAAACTCTGGGAAAGATTTGGTAAGTTTCTGAGAATGAGACTGTGTATCCATAAGATGTATGAGTTTTTCTTCTAACTTCTTCCTAACTGTCATACTATGTTGAGTAATCTTCATGTTTTTCTTGATTACATCTAGCGCGTTCAATAACTTTACTTGACGTTCTGTATTTTGTATCCAACGTATCTCATGTAATGCCTTTAGAATATGCATGATATTCATTTTCATTTCCATTTGTATCAATTTGACTTTTTGAATCCGATATTCGGTGATTTCACGTCGTTCATAGGGTTCCAATGTCTTCATAAGACTACTACGAGACATATAGTCTAGGCCTGGAAAGATATGCACCCGTATGACATCTAGCGGTAGAGCATCTAAGTATGTAGGCATTTGTTAAAGTATCACATTCGTAAAATGCGCGGCAATTTTACGAATGTATCCAATATATGGAGTCCGGCTCTACAGATGCGAAAAGCTGCCCCTGGTGTGGACGTTGGGCTTTAAAAGATGCCGCGTGTGATTATGTGTTTGCGTGTGGTCTCGATCACAAGAACAAATTTCACATAGGTCTTGGGTGTGGTAGGACATGGTGTTGGGCATGTGGAAAAAAGTATTGTGGTCAGTATATGGATCCTGTGACCGGTGTCCGTTTATCTACGGCAAAAGACAATCATACACCCTTTTGTTGTAAAGAAGAATCCGGATTTAAACAAGAGGAGTATTGCGGTGGCGGACACAGCTCTCACTGTTCTAAAAGATGGTGAATACATACTGTTGCCAAGGCACGACACCTTCCACGCAAAAAATTGAAATGGCGCGACACCGTTCAACACCTACATGCCATATGTCTATCAGAAAAATGCGGATGGGCTCTTTGTCTGCGGTATTTGTCAGGTGACAAAAAAGAATCAAAATACGATGCACTATCATATGAAGAAACACGAGGGGCATCTCCCTTTTCAATGTAGCACGTGTAAAAAGGAATTTCTTCATTCTCAGACTCTGGAGCTACATATAGCTGCTAGACATTCATCCAAAGATGCCGCAAATCTCAGATGTCCGTGCTGTCCTTTTAAAACTCTTACAAAGGCGAATCGTATCATACATTATATACGAAAACACTGTGAAGAGGATGTTAAGAAATTCGCTACGAATAACTTAACATGCCCTACATGTGCGAAAGTTAGTAATAGTAATACGGCATTCTTCTACCATATTTCGCAATGTATAGAATTACCTGTGGAGAAACACGAACTTCTCCAGGGAATTCTATGATACTTTACGATACTTCATGTGTCTTCACAAATGTCTGTGAGATAACTACTAGCTTATATAGATGGTATCCGAATGCGCCAAAGGCCACAATAAGAAGCATATCATATGCAGGTCTTTCGGTTTTTTTTGCGTGGTATCCGATCCAAATGAGGAGGGGGGCTACAAAAAGAACATGAATGACATTCACCCATAGAAACTGGGATTTTGCAAAAAAACGCCCAACGGCTTTGAATCCATGGTATGCGAGAATCAAAAGGCCCGTTCCAAACAGCACGTGATAGACCCATTCCGGGGTTGCTGCGCGCTGGAAGCCGATCCAAAGTAAAAAGGGAACAATAAGAACCACGTGGAGTATTCCAATTAAAAGGTATGTATCCATCTCTGCCAATGCGTGGGGTTTTCTAGAGACTGTATTTCGCGATGAAATATGAGTGCTATCCCTTCAAGATAGATGTACAAAGCTGCGCGGCATGTTCGACGGCACCTTCCATCCATCCTTGTCGTAAAGAAAAAGATTCCCCCACCACATGGACATTTGGCATTGCTGCAAAGGGTCTCAGGGCTTCTTTGGACAACTCTACTGGATCATATGCACCAGGAAGCCAGTATGTGACTCCGTGATCCCACGCATGCGCTTTTATGAAATAGGGGGGCGGGATAGAGGGCTGTAACAGTCGGCGTAGTTCGGATACCATTTCTTCTCCCACCCGTTTCTCGCCCTCGGTTTTCAGTTTTTGAATCCAGAATTGGGCATCCTGAGTATCTGTATAGGACATATGCATGGATCCCACATCTGTATTTCCTGGAATGATATAGCGGACTGGCTCGGATGTAACAATGCGCCCCCCATATTTTTCATACCAAACGGCGCCATTCTCTTTTGGAAAAGCTCCGTAGAATCGCAGAAGGGGTTCCATCGTAAGATGCCGAAGCACATGCCATTTGGCAAAGGGTTTCACATGTTTGAGTGCCTCCGAGGGAAGTGCCAGTATAATCTGTTTCCCCCTTATACGAACTTGCTCCGAATCGTGTTCAAATGTCGCAAGAACTTCCTTGTTTTCTTCAACATCTACGAGGGTATATTCTCTATAAAATGTCACGCCTCGTTTTGTTGCATCATCACGCATGGCACCTATAAGGGCCGAGAGTCCTTCCGCGCAGATCCCATATTCCTCATCTTTTCGGAATTCTCTAGAGAAAAGCCGGAGCGCCATATCCGCACGCATAACATCCACTTCCGCCCTATATGGAAACCGAATGAGATATGTATTCGCTTTGGCTCCGTGAAGTCGCGTGAGAAGTTGGCGAATTGTATGTTTCTGTAATTCGGCCGCAGGAAGTGCATGTAACGTATCCATGAATACAGGGATACCCGATTCAAAAATATCAGGTTCCAAGGCGGATGTATACGTATCCTTGTATTGAATAGTACCCCTTATACGTTGAAATGTGAGTTTATAACGTTTCATGAGATCTAGGATCATTGTATGATTCTTTGAAATGCGCCCAGCTCCTCCCTCCCATTGAAGGGCCTTTCCTTCAATGGTTTGACGAAAGGTGTAGACTCTTCCTCCGAGATTCTTGTATTTTTCAAAGACTGCTACACGTGAGTTTGGACGACGTTTCAAGACTTCCACGGCTGTATAGAGTCCTGCTATACCGGAGCCTACTATGATAGTATCATACGGGGCTTCAGTTTCCATATTTACATATACGTTTATTTCTTGGCAATTTGCTTTAACGAATCATAATACGTACTTATGTAATATATTACAATAAGAGATCCTACAATTGTAAATAACTGTTTTACGGTTTTCGTATTCATGTACTGTAAGCTTAGAGATTTGATGTAATCCATTCTTTCACCTTGTCATTGCTATTGGAACTGAATGGACCAACGATGACCTTATCCTTTACAATAAGAAACGTGGGAATCGATTTCACACCGCAGTAGCCAGGAGTATAGTTATTTTGATCCACGTCGCATTTTAGCCAATTCACCTGGGGAAATGCCTCTTCCAACTCAGGTATATTGAGGCGCCGACATGCCCCGCACCAAGTGGCAGTAAAATAGATGACGGTAAACGGGGGGAGTGTTTCACCCTCGGGAAGAGGTTGGCGGCCGATGAGCTGTTCGAACTCTTCTTGGGACATAAGATACTTCATTATATCTTTCTTCTAGATTCTGTCTTTGACCGGACGAGCGCGAGGCTGATTCCCGCCAATGTTATAATTGTTAGAATTCCGAGAAAAATATTTGAGCTTTCGTCTTCGGACCCACCGCCTGTTTGTGTAGTTTTATGATCCAAAATATTATTCGCAACTTGTTCCAAGCTTGGGAGTTCGGACCCACCACCCGATTGTGGCGCCGCCACACTTTGGGTATATTCGGCTGAATTCGATTGTAGGGTTTTCATTAACGTCGGAAGCATCATGAGACCAGCTCCACCACCTGCAATGGCAGTTATACCTGCTAATACAGCGAAAACACTGTTTACAATGGGCTTATATCCAGCCGTAATGGAGGGGGGTAGCATATGTAATAAGCCATAGGTGCCGGTGCCGAGAAAAACGAAAGCCGCTGCTAAAAGAGGAGCTGTGACTTTTCCTGCTGCAAATGTTTTTTTGCCATTGATATTGATTGGTGTCCCCAAAGGCTTGGCAGGATTAAAGTGTGTAAATGGAACTTTGAATCCTTCTTGTGGGAATGCCGGACTGAAGATTTGTAGAATATCAAATACATACCAGGGATTCAATACGAGAAGATATCCCACCCACCACAGATCAGGATAGTAGACACTTACGAATGTATTTATAAATACGAGAAACGCCTGGGTGGCGGCTTTCATTGCAAAATAGGTTAACGATCCGGCCGCCCAGAGATTCAATCCGCCGTAGCCTAGATATGAAAATGGGGGAAAGGGGATGCCTCCTGCAAGAATGAAAAGGCCGAACCACTCAACTGTAAAAGGGATGTATTTGGCCAATCCGGTGGGAGCTGGCGCAGCAGCTGCCACAGCAGCTCCAGGAAGTTTGCTTGTTATGGAACTTGGTAATTTGCTTAGTATGGAACTTGGTAACCCAGGTATCGCAGGTATATTTGGTAAAGATAATCCGCCTATTTGACCGGCAGTGTTATCCATCGCTATTCAGGCTTCCGAGCTAAATCTTGAAAAGTAGACCCGCGAATCCATTCACTACTCGCAGAACATTGTGATTTTTCGCATAGACTACTATACTGCTTTTACCACGAAGAGGAACATACGATGGATTGACTGTAGTTCTTGATGGATCAATAGACGCGCTACCTTCTGGAACCGAGTTGCCATTTATGTCGTAATACAATTGCGTGGGCTCATATGTGTCGGGACGGAGATTCACATTGAGATTCATATTATCTATACGACTCGCATTCAAAGATCCGCTCGGCTGCATTTCTTCCGGCCGGAGCGCAAAGCTATACATATAAATGAATTGCTTCACATCCGTTGTGGTGTGATATTGGAATGGCTGGACAAGGCGAAAGTATCCTGCATCCCGAACATCAAACCGATCAAAACCATCAATTTGTAATACGGCATCTTGTAAAATATCTCTTGAAAGGCCCGCTTCGTGTACTGACGTAGATCCCCAATTAAACCATTCATGCGTTAGCTCCATGACATCTCGTCGAAGAATCCAGAAAAGTTCGCGTAGTGGGTGATTAAATTCCATACGCACCGTCTGCGTATTCACATTCTCAGGAATAGATGTTTTCGGAGTATATTGAATTTGTTCAATGAGATATTCATGTGAATTTGCTACAAATCTACGACGTTCCTCGGTATCCAGAAATATATAATCACCCCACAGCCGAAATTCTGTGATTTTCGCGGGAACTGGTTGAACTGTTGCACATGTAGCTGTAAGGTTCGAAGTATCAATCATACTGGCAAGATCACGAAGTTTCACATTCAGACGAACAGTATGATATTGCATTGCGAGAAGTGGTAAATATAGGCCAGGATTCTTATTAAACCAGAATTGAAGGGGGATATAGAGTTTCAATGCACCGTATGTATAGTTTCCCACAGAACAGGCCCCCGAGGGAACCGGCGCGATCGGAACGGTTAAACCGTCTACACGCCCAATCATATTTTGTAGGGCATCCTTTTGGCTGGCCGTAGTTGTCATACTTGACCAAATTTGCATCCACTCTCCGGTTTGTTTATCAATTTCCTGTTCCCCTATTTCCAATGTGATTTCCTCAATAAGAGCATATCCAGCTGTATTTACATATGCCCCAGGCCTACCATTTGTCATAGTCACAAATGGCAAAACAACTTCCAATGTCATAGGGCCAATCAGATCTCCACGTCGCGAAATAACTGCCGTAATACGTTTTCCAAAATCTGGGTCACCATCAAAATAAATCTGCTGGGACTCTATCGCAAAATTCGTATAGCGACGATAGACCATTTTGAACCACGTGATTTGGGGATTTCCGGTTAAAAATATATCTTGTTTTCCCATGGCAACGAGTTGTAATAAACCACCACCCCCTGGCATTCTAGTGTGATGTGCGACTTATTCAGGAGATGGTATTCTTATCTTGTTGTAGAACCCGCGATGAGTCGGACAAATGATTTAGAAATTCAACTTCAGGATCTGTTATATTCCATAAATTCAAATACAAATACACCCTATCGTGCGAATTCATTTCAAGTCGCCGATGGTCAAGGACTACGTGTATGGCAGGATGTATTTCAAACTATTAGTAGCCAGTCTGCCATGGATGGTAGTAAGATTGGCTACTTGCCCTCGACTTTTCTACAGATTTATGGAGCGGCATCTTCCATATCAACGATTGTGGCGACCAGCTATTCCACTCTTTCTACACAGATTGGCCTCGGGGGCATACCGGGTAGTATTACGGGTAACCAGCTTCAAAGCACGGTGAGTTGGATTCAGGGTCCTGCTAAATTTATTAGTACCGCTGATCTCACCAGTTCCATGACACCTTTTTTGAATGGCTCTCTATCTTTCATGTCAAACATACAGAGCACTGTAATCGGCCTCGGATCCTCCCGATACATTAGCTCTCCGACTCTACTAAGTTCTTGCGTGGGGTTGAATACACAGCAACGTTCCACGGTGGTCGGCCTCGGATCCTATGGGTATATTAGCAGTCTCTCATTACAAAGCACTATTCAAAACTTGGGAAGTGCTTCCTATGTAAGCTCCCTGTCACTTGCGAGCACTATGGCAGGAATTCTATATCCTGCGACAACGTCTGGAGGGAATCTCGGAGTTGTTGTAACAGGTACATCGGATCCTCCGTATATTAACTTTAATAGTCTCAACCAACAATATCTTCTCAGCACGAAATATTTCAGTGAGAGTAATGCATCATATTACGGTATTGTATATGGTTCCAATCTCCCCAGCACTACCTGTGGACTTATTTCATCCCTCGGGACATATGGATATGTCAGCACGCAGACTCTTCTCAGCACGAGTCAAGGGATCCAGGCCGCAAAGCAGAATATTTATATTGACAGGGCGGGGGCTATGAGTATTTACGGATCACAGGTCTATATATCCTCCGTGGAAGCCATTACATTCCTCAGTAGCTTTGTGAATTCAACACTGACCTATAAGGGAGAGAACGGGGCCCAGACGGGACTCACAACCGCCAACTCAAATCTCTCTTTTTCTACCATGAATCTTCAGCTCGACAGATTCTCTAGTCTCATTACTAGCGCAAGTCGGATTACGGTGGAAGCCTATCCCACGTTCCAATTTGATACTATTACCAATGGTTCTGTAACATCCAAGGCAATTCCTATGAATACATATCTTCAATATGGGACTACATATCTCAGTAGTTGTTTTCAGACAATGGTTGCAGGTGTACAATCAGGGAATGGATATTCCAACTTTTACCAACAACCTATCAAAATATCTATCCCTGGTTCGCAGATTGTGGGCTCCTACCAGAATCCGTATATTCTTACGCATATGCTACCGGGTGCTATTTCATATCAGACGAATGTAGGATTTCGTTCGCCGAATATGTATACATTTTACGCTTCTACGAATTCGTATTTCCTAACGATTCAGAATCTGTCATTCTAAGACAGAGGTAGATGGCGGCTAGTATCAAAACGCTTGATTCGGATGTTATCACACTCCGACAGATTTATGCTCGCACTCCAACAAATGGATACATTCCAGCGTCGCATGTTCTTATATCAAATGGGGGTGGGAATGCATATTGGAACTCTGTTAGCTCTATAACGCCCCCGTATTTTGACGCCCTTGTTGATTCACGTGGATCCACTTTATCGGCATCAACCGTGGGCCATGCCGCGACATTTAGCACAGTTGGTATCCAGGGATTATTTAATGCTTATGTAGATCCTCTCACGAGCACATTTACATTTAGTAATGCGGCACCCAATCTTCTGGTTGCTCAAAATACAGTACCATTTGTATCACGTCTCGCTGCAGTATCCGTCCCAAATGCTGAAAATATCACAATGTCCACGTCGCAATCAACACTCAAATTCATTGGCGTGGGTGATATTCAGCTATCTACAATCACGGATCTTCGCAGCGTTTTCTTTTCTATCAGTTCTTTTACAGCGAGGGGATATGCGGATCTTTCGGCGGTTGCGCGTGCGTGGCCTGGTTATTCGTATAGCACTCTTTCAACCAATGCCGGCTATGCGAGTTTTATAAGCAGTATTCCATTCTCCACATTTTACGCGATTGACGAATACAATGGATACGGATGGGATTGGAGTAGAAATACGGGGTCCAATCTCCCAATGTCTACTATAGAGCAATATCCCAGTTTTTATTCCACCGGCGATGTATATTTCAGCACAGTGAGCTTTACGGCGGCCCCATTTCTTCGCTACATTCATCCGAATTCTACGACGCGTATGTTTTTAGAGGTGAATCCGAATTATCTATTCCAGCGTATGTATTTGGGAACAAGCACGCCGTATAATCTCGTGAAGGAGTTTTCTACGTTTGTGCAGTATGAATCTTCTAGAGGTGTGCAAATTCTGGAAAAGGCCTCGCAAGGTGCGTATATGCTTTCGCAGAATTCAAATGCATACAGTTCCAATTATTTTAATTCCCAGATAAAACTTGAACTAGATCCGGCTGTCCTATCCAGCAATGCTCTTATGGATGGGGCATATGGCGCGTATTATACATTGTATCATAGGATCCCAGGAGCTATGGCGAATTTATTGCCCGATGATTATTGTGCCTACTTCATTGGCCCCAGAAGTGGGTTCAGTAATGGTTATTTAGTGACCATGGATAATTATACACCCCTCAGTAATGCGGTGTTTCTACATGTGTATAACCAGAATGGTAATGCCCCTCCGATGCCTGGACCCTAGGTATTTTCTGATATTTATGTATAGAATGGAGCGCGGATTAGTTATGGTATTTCACGCAATTATTCTTGGATTTGTATTGTATCTATCTATGGTATATGGATTAGGGCAGAGTCCGGTGGTAGCAGAAGACAGGAGTATCGTAGTATCCGCCGTCGTATTAATTTATATGATTCTTTTTGGTCATGGATATCCTACAAAACTAAATAGACATTTTGTTTAGACCATAGAGTGTAATTAAAATAATAAGCGGTAGTAGAATGGATAGCTTTACTAACTTATTCTGGCTGTGTTCATTGGTTTTTGTTAGTTTATCCGCGTATTTACTCTGCTGTACCAAGAAAAGTAATATATTTTATCTTCAAGTTGCCGCTGGATGTGGTATGTTTATAACGAGTAAGATTGGCCGCAAGTTTTTACGATTGGAGTGAATCAAGACTGAACCCTTCTCGTTTGGCCATTTCGGCAGCCCATGGTTCCAGCTTTCCCTGCACAATGGCCGTAGGTCGGTAGGGCCATGGTGACAAAAATACGGCATTCGACCAAGAACCAAGTCGTCGCCAACTTACATGTAAGCCCTTGGATATTTCCCGGAAGAATTGCTGACCTTCAGCATTCTCTGCGAAGTTTGCCCGTATTTCCACACGTAGTCGTGTTTCCGGCGATGTAGTGGCTCGCGGCCATTCAGTCTCTAATTTGTTACAGAGCGCGGTATACCAATGGCAGCAATCGGCGGTTTTCCAAAGCGTAGCTTGAAATGTGAATGCATATGTATCGGATGATAAGACATGTGCCCACCGAGGCGCATATTCAAGTGGTAAACCACCCGGACCAGGGCATGGCATTAGTCTCACACTCGTCGCATCTTTCAAAAGAGAGAGGCCTTCTTCTATGGCTGTGACATCCGGAGCACGATCCAGTAGAAAGTCTTCCTGGACGGGCAGCACATACTCGTATCGGTCCTTGAGAACTTCTAATGCGGCGCGGCGAGAATCTAAGAATCCCGCGTCGGCCTTGGCGAGTGGAATGAGCTCTACACCCATCGTGGCAACTATTTTACAGATGGGGTGATTCGGTTCTTCCGTGGCCAAGAAAAGGGGCATGTTCAGTTTAGGCGCGTAACGTTTTAAAAGAGTAAAATGGATTGGCAAGAGATAGTAATATTTGGGAGTAGAATTGACTAGATATGCGCAGTGTTCCATCTAAATACGTGTTATTCTGGGATGTTTATATGGCCTAAGGTCTAGGGCCTTATTTCTGTATAGAGATGTTGGCGAAAAATCCAAAAACGGGGAAAGATTTACGTATTATTAGTCTTGATACGTCGGTATGGCGCGATCAGAAAACTCTTGTATGGTTTGACTCGCTGCCGAGTGAAACGGCTTGTTGGAATCGGTGGGATGTGGGTGTGACGGATACGACTGTGGCGGATGCGCTATGCGAAGCTGGACTTGTCCCAGATATTGTCGTGTGTCTAAATGATCCTGATGTAGTGAAAGAATGGTTGGAAGCGGGGAAGTGGTCCAAGGCGCGCATTGTAATTGTCCCGCGCACTCTTGTGACTCGTATGGGGATGGATACATTGTTAGAATTGGAAATGACGAATCTATTATGTCTAGATGAAATGCATGACTTGTATCCTTTTACAGGTGCTGTATGGGATGGGACGAAGGAAGATGCAAAGGCGCTTGTGGCCTTGTCATTTCATATTGGCAGAACATTTCCTGTGGAGGCGACGGCGGAGCGGGCGAGTGTTTGCGCGACAAGAGGGCTTACACTACTTTCCACCCGTGAGAAGCCGCAGGAGTTGTGGCTGGTTACACAATACTATGAGCCTATGAAGAATAAGAGGAAACAGGAGATTGACGCGTGTTTGAAGAAGAACACCGAGTGTTCTATAGTGGATCGCATTGTGTTATTGAATGAAAAGGCGATGGCGCAACCAGTACATGGCAAAATACGGGAGAAGGTTATTGGAAAGCGCCTGACGTATGCGGATGTTCTTCGGTGGGTGTATGAGGAGGCTCCAGAGGACGTGCTGATTGTTTTTGCAAATGCGGATATTTTTTTGGACGATACGAGCTGGCGGACACTATGGTCCACGGACATGACGATCAAGCCGAAATTTCTCGCTCTTCTTCGCTGGGATGT